GCTAGGGTGATTTCGTCTTTAAGCTCGACGGAACACGGGAAGCCGAAGGATCTCGTTACACCTATCATTGGTAAGCACAGTAAATGTTATGACTGTGAGAGAGAAAAGTACCGAGAAGAGCTTCTTCATACCGTAGTTCCAACGGGTTACCCTGACTTAGATCAAGCGGAGAGGGATCAAGCTGAGAAGATTGGAGCATATTCAGTTATGTTACCATACAATCTTCGACGTGTGCAGGTTCTGAGCTACTTCGAGAGAAGGACTACTCAGATTAATGGTCCTGCACTTGAATCCGCTTACCGTAGCGTCGTCAGTAGGATGCCACGCAACTTATCGCCTGTATCATTGTTAACAGCATTTGAGGGCATGCCGAAAGGAACCAACCAAGGAGGTCCTTTCTTTTCTTCTGATGATAGATTTAGATTGGATAGTCTTGAATTGGCGCGGAAAGTTGTGGATAGTGGGTTTACATCCTATCGGGATGAAGATCCAGCCCTATTATACTGGCGTGGACAGCCGAGAGGCATTGGTGAAGACCCGAAGCAAAGGACAGTTTGGGGTTATCCGCATTGGATTACAATCCTTGAGCTCATGGTTCAGATTGCTTTACTTAAGGAGTTGAGATTACTACCTGATTTTAGCGCTTGGATGAGTGAGCAAAGGGTTGCGGATACCATAACGTCTATGTTGGATAGGACGGGTGACATTCCTTTGCTATCTGTTGATTTCAGTGGGTTCGACGCTAGTGTCCCATCTGTCATTATTCAGGTAGCATTTGATGTTATTAGAAACGCTTTCAATCCTTCGGCCCACAAGCTGATTGATTTGATTGAGGAGAGATTCCTTAATATAGGCCTTCTCACTCCTGAAGGAATACTGATGGATAGAGATGGTGCTGTACCCTCTGGAAGCGGGGTCACTAACTTGATGGATTCCATTATACACATGTTAGTGGCTGAGTATGTCGCTTACGAGCTTGATAACCCAGTGACCTACACCACACAAGGGGATGACGGAGTGTGGTTGTTTAGCTCACCTTGGACACTAGAGGATGTCTCTTCTGTGGTCGAGGATCTTGGCATGGTGGTTAGTAGTGACAAAGGTGGTGTTAGCAATGACGTTGTATATTATCTTCAGAATATACATCAGTCATCTTTGCGTATTAACGGGAAGTGCGTCGGTGTGAG